GGCTTACGGTGTACTTGGTCTCGAGTGCGTCCCCTGTGCGCGTTATTTTAAGGTCATACTCGCGCGGGTCGCCCCAATCTGAATCGTTGATTAAACCCATTATTGCCTCCTGTATTGTCCTCTGGTTTATCTGCCATATCTGGACCGAGTTAGCCTCGTAATTCCAGACAGCGCACGCCCAGAAATGTTTGGCTTTTTGTGTGGCTTGGGCGTCTCTGATCTCATCAAAGTTGCTAACCCTTACAGGTTTCTCAGTTCCGTGCATGGATTCCCACCATTCATAGCCCACTATGGGATCGCCTAGAAATCTGAGAACGGTTTCGCCCTTAAGGCATTTGGTATAGCCGCCAGAGCTTGGCTTTGGTGCTTGGTAATCGTTTGGTAAAAAAGTCATTTTTGTTTGGTTAAAATGTTAATAATTAATTGTTGTAAAGTAATAGATTCACTAGCAGCCCTAACCTTGAGGGCTGTATGAATGTCGTCAGGTATTTTTATATTAATCCTCATAGATATATTGTTGTTCTTCTACCATTTTGATAGCCTGTTTAAGTACTTCTCTAGCTTGATATTCAGGAGTATCAATATGAGTAGAAACCCTACCCTTTTGATATACAGAGCCTATAATTGCTTTGTATAATTCTTCTGATATTGTATAAGTTTTCATAATAATATTAGTTAGATTCATTACAAACCTAACTAACATTATTGAACTAACCAAACAAATAATAATTTTTTTTAAACTTTAAAGAAAGGCGCTGCTATTTTCTGGCCTGTGGTGGTCTTAGTATTGAATTCGGGGTATATTGTGAGGTTATCACGTAGGAAGGTTTCAACGTCTTTCTGGTAGCTGAGCGCTACGGCGTTGGCTTGGGTTGTATTAGTGCGCACGGTACTTGGCCCGCTTGTGGTGGTGTTTTCTTGGTTGAGGCTGCCAACTCCATATCTCCCGACATTCGTATTTTGTTGCAATAAGAAACGGCCATAAGTAAAATAAACGCTGCTACTCATTAGGCCATTTTGTCTCACTACTACTCCATTGGTGTTAGTATAGTTAGCGCCAAACCATAGGTCTGTGTATTTTTGGGTAGCAAAAGACTTGGTCGCTACGGTGTAATCATTGAGTAATAACAAATAAAGCTCCGCCCCTAAGAACGGTTTCACGTTGATAGTCTGCGCCTCTCTGATAAAGATGGCCATCTTATCATCTGTGATATTAGCGCTTACCTCTCTAAAATTAGATAGGTCGCTTTTGTCAAGTAAAAGTTTGTCAAGTAGTAACGCCATTTTCTGCCATTTGAGATGATGCAAATTGATTAGGTACTATACGCCCAACATCAAGACCGAGCTTTGCCATTTGGCGCTCAATGTGATTGCGTGTGTCTTTGGTTCTTAGGTTCATGTAGGTATACTCATCAGCTAGTTGCTGAGCTGAGAATATAGACCCCTCTGGTAATAGACCCATCAAGCCAGACGGTACGGCGAAATTAGTCACGATTCTTTTACGAACGCTTGATAACGTATTAACGAATAAAGAGTCATTGTTGTTGGCCGGTACTTGCTCAATTAGATTGCTCGTATTTTCGCTGTCATCGTCTATGCCGACTACGATAATACTATTACTATTCGCTGCGCCCTTGAGTCCGTTTAGCTTTTCTCTTATTGCCTCTTCTTGTTCTTCACTATCTCCGCTTGATGGATACTTGAAAATTGACATAGATAGAAAGCCGTTCGTAATATTTCCAAGTTCAAACTTTTGCAATTCGTTATCGCTTTGCGCTGTTTCGATAATTGGATCAATGGAGCTGAGTGGATACTCATTTTTCTTTGGGGTTGAGTAATAGACCATACCTTTGGCAGTAGTCAAAGCCTCGACGCCGTTTTGCTCAGCGTTATATATAAGGTAGCGCGTAGGGTTCTCGACGTTGTTCGGTAGTGCTTGGCTGTTAGTAGATTCCCAATTATTTGAGACGCGCACATCTCTAATGCGTCCTTTCTGATCTGGTAAGCCTAAGCGCACAAACTCAAAGGGTATATGCTCAACGCTTTTGACTGATCCAAGGCCGTTGCTATTAAGGTGTAAGGCGTAGCCGTTGTAAATAGCTTGATCGTTTGAGATGCTCCACAAAATATCATTAGCGGATTCCCCTAAATCATTGACAATAGTGTCGCCTCTCTCAAAGCCATCGCCTCGAATAAAGTTGGCTATCAAATTAACAGAACTAGTACTTAGGGAACTCAAATTTAATACGGCTTTAACCATTTGAGGGTAGCTATTATCAGCGCCGTAATATAAAAAGTTATCAACGGTATCGCGTGGTGTAGCTATTCGCTGATAGAGTGGCGTTTGACCTCCCAGAGTTCCTAGTATGTTCATTTTTTAGCTTTCTTTTTAGCTGTTTTCTTTATAGTCTTTTTTGCCTCTGGTTCCTCAGTAACCCCGAGACGCTTGGCCTCGAGGTTTTGAAGAAAAACAGATTTAAATTTAGACTGTCTTAGATTACCCATTATACTTTTAAGGCCTCTAGGGCTGTTAAAGTGGTGGCGTAATCAGTTGACCAGAATACCGATGGCAATTGGCTTTCAATGCCGCCCGCGTCTGGTGTTGCTAGCTGTATTCTATACGCTCCGCCTGTCTCATTGTCGGCGGGTATACGAATATTAGTAACAATCTCAAGACCCGCGTTTATTCCAAGTATCTCAAATGCACCGTTTCCGAGGCTTGAGTCATTTGGGCCATACGCGATGGCAACGGTGGGCTGAAAAGCCATCGCCTCAAGGTTTCTGCGTTGTTCTGCAGTTACGCTAAAGACGCTAAAATCAACCGTATGCTTATACCCTACAGAATAGGGCTTTGGCGTGTATTCTGATTGAGTACTGATAGACTGCTTTAAGCCTTCGAACTCAAAAAACTTCTTACCAGACTCCATTGTGATAGCTGTGACCATATTGGTTTCAGTTCCATCAAAGGTAAAGGATGCTACATCCTCAAGGTTTGCTAAAAACAAACGTTGCTCAATCCCAACAGCGAGCGGATCGCTGCATGAAATCGAACTACCCAAAAACAAGCCAGCGCAACTCATTTACCGTAAACGATTTCAGATCCTAAACGGTAATTAATTCCCCATTTGAAAAGCGCTTTGATAAAAAACATTTCACTATTCGCCTGTAATCTGTCGACTAATAAGCCAGAGCGATCCTCGTTCATCCAAGTAGCAGCCTGTAGCTGTCCATCTTGTCCGCCATCGAATACACCTAATACTACTTTGTTCTCTGGGATACCACAAGACACAATAGGAATGCCCGCAAATCTTGCGACGCCCGGATCCATTATGTTAATACCTTTTGTGATAACGCTATCTCTAATGGCTGCATAATATTTCTGCAAGTCAGCGTATGAAACAACAAACCTAATATTCAATTGCTCCAATACTGCAGCGGGGCAAGCGTCTATCATATCTTGGAATTTATCAAGAATGTTAGTAGCTGTTAACGCCGCACCAAAGGCCACGTTATTAATGTCGCCATCAGAATCCGCGTCAAGTAATTTAATGAGACCGTCAGTTCTGTTAAGAAAAGGGCTTGCGCTTGCTGTGTTACCATTCCAGATAAGGTTTTCAACGCCGTCTGCAAGGTCAGATGTTGCAAGCTCTTTGACTGCTGTCTCTGTGATGGATGCCAATTGAGCGTCAGTTAGTTTACCCCTGTTATATTGCCATTGGTACTCATTTTCAAAATCTCTAATTGGGCTAAATTCCCTATAGTACATGGCATCGCCAAGAGTAATCAATCTATTGGTAATTTGGAATTGTCCTACTCCCGCAGTTGGTGTAACAACAGGCGCGTGTAAGCTATTTGTAGAACTTGACATCCTAATGATTTCGACCTTATCTTGGTATTTTGGTCTTACGTTTACTAAACCCCTGTCAATGGTAGTCGCACCTAGTACGGCTTTGAGGTGGTAATTTGGAATAGGTATGATCCCATTCGCGTTGAGTGTTATTGGTGTGATCGAACTCATGATATTTTGCTGTTAATTTTATTTTTGGCTGCTTTGAATGCGTCAAACCCATTCATTTTAGCCGTTGGTTGTGATATTTTGTTATGTCTTGGGGCGCTGCCTTCGCTTACGATCTTATTTAAGATTTCCGCTGTGACCTCTCCGACCTTTGCTTCGACTACTTCCTCAGTTCCCGCCATAAGTGACGCGACCACGGTTTCAACAATAGCAGTAATTTCGGCAACTTGTGCCTCATCAAATGCGGCAACGATATCCCCTTCTTCGACCTCAGCGCTTACGCTTTCGGATTGTGCCTCTGTGACGCTCGCTTCTTGCGTCGCCATGTTGGCTCTAATTCTTTCTAATAAATTCATGTCTATATTTTTAAAGTATGCCATGGCTTTTAATGGCGTGTAAATTTCTTTTGCAAAGCCTAATTGTACAGCCTCATCAGCTGTAAAAATACTCTCGGCGTTCATCAATTCCTTGATTTCATCGAGTTTTAAATTGGTCTTTTTCTCATAAACTGACGCGACAATATCGCTGAACTTTTCGAGGCTGCTAGCCACTTGTCTAAGATCGTGATGATTCCCTTGAGTCTGGTTTATTAGAGCATTATGAATGGCGAAAGTCCCTGTCTCACTTATTTGCGGCCTCTCATCTCCAACTAGCGCAATGACTGAAGCTATTGACCCCGCCAATCCATCGACATAGACTGTTACCTCACGCCTCTGGAGCATATTGTAGATAGAGAGACCCGCAAATACGTCTCCACCTTGGGAGTCGATGTGCAAATCTACAGGCCCTTTTGTTTTTTCAAGCTGTGCGCGAACGCTGTTCGCTAATTCTTGAGTGATTTCACCGTTAATATATAAGACCATACGCAATTTTAACGAAAAATATTTATATTTGAACAAAAAAAGATGATTTTAAAAACAATTATTTCAACCGTCGCCGATTTAACGCCTGTTATAGGCTCTCTACGCGACAATCTTACCTCTAAGGATGGGGGGGTAGGTAGGCTAGTAACGCCGCGTTTTATAAAATCTTGTGTTAGGTTAATTTTAGCCTTGGCCGCCTGTTGGATGCTAGCAAAAGGAACGATTAGCGTTGATGAATTCCAAGAACTTACAAAGTAAAAAAATGGAGGAATGGTTAACAGAGCATTGGGCCACATTGCTAGCGGCCTTGGGTCTGGGTGGTGGTGGTTCCGTTGTGGGTCATAAAATGGTCGACAAAATACAGAACAAGAAAATAGAAAAATTGGAGGCTAAAGTCAACGAAATTGATAGCTCTTTTAAGGTCAATGACGGCGTAGATAAGCAATTCCGTAAAGAGGTCGATACTAGACTTGGTAATATTGAAACGTCATTAAGCACGCTAACTAACCACCTTCTAAGCAAAAAAAAATGAGTCGCTTAGATATGCACCTCACCTTATACCG